AAAGGTACGAAAAGCCAGTGCCTTCTTTACATCACTTTGTGTAATTGGAAGAAACTCTGGCTTATCGTTATCATCAATGCCAATTGGCATACCAACAGTTCTAGCCCATAGTTTAAGCCATCGCCGCTGACCTTGCATTACATTGCGTTCTTTTTATCTTGAATTTCTGCTCTGCGGGCTTTTGTTAATTTGCCTAAGTCGCCAAGTGCCTTACGAGCTCTTGCGGCTGCTGCCTTAACATTCTTATCTTCAAACGTTGCTGACTCAGCAAGATAGTTATTAAACGCTTGTACAATTTCTTCGTGGTTGCTCATTATTTTTCTCCTATAATGTGATTGTATAATTCTTTCCAGTTTACAACTTTCGTCATACCTTCCGGAACAGGTTCATGCATGTTAAATCCATGCTCAATTAGTATGGGCTTCAACCCTAGGTTTTGTCCACATACTGCATTAGATAGCTTGTCTTCGATCCAGTACAAGCCTGAATCTTTATATGGTTCTAGTGCTTCATCTTTATCTGCACCTGTATCTAAACAAACTAATTGTTCAAACGCTGTTGCGCCAAACAATTTCTCTAAATTCATTTTACGAAGTTTATATGCATTAGAGTCTAAACTTAAACTTGTAATGCAACGGAATACATATCCGTGTTCTTCGTGTAATCTCTTAACGTAATACATACTATCACGTAGTGCTGGTAGAAATCCAATAGCAGCACTTTCATTAAACTGTTTCACTAGATAGTTACCAGTTTCCTTTGTGATACCAAATCGTTTTGAAATGTCGTATAACTGATTAGCACTTTTTTGTTGTGTGTGCCCATGCTGTTCCATCCAGCAACAAAAAGCGTATTCCCAATTGAGAAGTACGCCATCTGCGTCAGTCAGTATTACTTTTTTATTATATTTCATGTAGCCTCTTTCTTGCCTTTGTTATATTATGTACTATAATAACATAGAAAGAGTGTGTTGTCAACCATTTGCAAACACTGTTGATTGTGTAATGCTTGTAATTTTAGCAGTACAAGCATAGGTATCGTTTAATCTGCCTATTTGTTTGCCGTTTGCATACACATTTGGACTATAGGTAGCTAATCCTGTTTGGTGTTTAGAACATCCTGGAATAGTATGCGACTGTTCTTTATCGCCGCGTCTTACAACGCCATGATTTTCCACAAATACATTAGGACTACCTTCTTCAGTCTTTATATTCTGTGGGGCAGCATCACAAGCAATGCCGTCATCAGGATCAGCATCGCCTACACTTACGTGAACTGTGTTTACAACATCCCCACTTCCTAATTTACGAGCTATTAAAGGCATTATGCTACATGTATACCAGTTGTAGTTTGAATGTATTGGTTTGCAATCTCTTTGTCAGTTTTTGCCATCCAAGCAATTGCTGAACGATTGATTGTTATATTTGTATCAGATGGTACTGTAAACGAAAATGGTCCAAGTCCAAGTCCTTGTTGGCCTGCTACCATTGACATTGGCTTAGCAAGTGTAACTGTAGACATGTCTTGCTCTACTAACTTACCGAGACACTCTTCTGAGTATGTCATTTTAAGTGTTACAATATCGCCTTCTGATACTTCTTTATTTTGTATTAACATTATAGTGTAAATCCTGTTCCGTTATAATTAGTGTCTTCTAGATAAGAACCTAGTTTATCGTACCCGCCGATGTTCTCTCCGTTAATACGGATTTGCGGCACTGAACGGGCGCCTGGAAAATTCTCTAAGAGCTCTTCTTTTGTGTAATCAGTACCAAGAGACTTATAAGTGTACTCTAGGTTACGCATTTCACAAAGTGCTTTTGCTTTATCACAAAACGGGCAAGCTGGCTTGCCGTATATTTCAATCATAAACTAAATCCTTTTAGTGCATCCTTGTCTACGTCTTGCTTAATGCCACCAATGATATAAGACTCTACTTCTGTCTCTTGTGGTGCAACTTGCAAGCCTGAGCTAGATAGCCAGTGCTGTGTCCAAGGTAGTGGGTTAGTGTTAACTGGTGCATCAAATATTGCTTGCATGCCTAATGCTTTGAGTCTGCGGTTAGCAATGTATTCAACATACTGATTCAACAGTGTTGTGTTTAGACCAATCATTGATCCGTCTTTGAACAGATATTCTGCCCAATCTTTTTCTTCTGCAACGCACTCGCGCCATAGGTCGTATACTTCTTCTTGGCACTCTTTAGCAATACTTGCCATTTCTGGATCGTCTTTGCCTTGCGCCCACAACTTTAATACGTGTGTGCTTAGTGCTAGATGTTGTGCTTCGTCACGGGCAATAAGACTAATAATCTTAGCACTGCCTTCCATTAACTTTAGTTCGCCAAAGCCAAATGTACATGCAAAACTTACATAGAAACGCAAGCCTTCTAGGATGTTAACAGTCTGCATTGCAAGATATAATTTTTTCTTTACATCACGCATGTTGCCTTCTTTACGATGCGTGTAAGCATCAGCGGCTTCTGTGAATGCATCGTAATGCTTAGTAACACTTGTTGCACGAGCAATGATTTTTTCATCATCAAGAATAGTGTCAAACACTTCTGCAGGATCAGCATACACGTTTTTCATAATGTGTGTATAGCTACGTGAATGGATTGTTTCAAAGAAGTCCCAAGTAACAATACATCCTTCTAGTTCAGGAATTGAAACATGTGGCAAAAATGCTAAACATGGACCTCTTCCTTGGACACTGTCAAGTAGTGTTTGGTACTTTAGATTAGCAGTGAAAATATGTTTCTGCTCTGGTCTAAAGTTAGCAAAGTCAGCTCTATCTTTTTGTAGACTTACTTCTTCAGGACGCCAAAAATATCCTAGCATAGTTTGATTTAGTTTATCAAACACTGGAAACTTAAACACATCATAACGTTGTGTATTCTGATCTTCACCAAAAAACATGTTCTGCTTTGTGAAGTCTACTTTATCTTTATTAAAAACTGTTTTTGCCATTTGCTTCCTCTGTATCTCTATGTATAATATAGTAACGTACTTATCCTAGTAAGTCAACCATTATATTGCGCACGCCTCGCAATAATCATCATACTCTTCATCTGTTCCGTTAAATTCTGTACGTTCAACTGGGTTTTCTTTTACGTTATCATGCCAACCTACTGAGTGTGCTGGCTCGTCTGCTACATCACTTGGATCAGTTTTGTAATCATATGTGTTTTGATAATAACTAGTTTTCCATCCCAACTTGTATGTTGTTAATAAGTCTTTAATCATTACACTCATTGGAACTTCGTTGTTCTCAAAGTGTGTAGGATTGTACGACCAGTTGCCACTAATGGCTTGATCAAAGAACTTTTGCATTACTGCTACGATATTAATATAGCCTTCGTTACTTGGCATGTCCCATAGTAGTGTATAATATTGCTTTAACGACTGATACTGCGGAACAATCTGCTTAAGAGGCCCTTTCTTGGACTTCTTAACGGACAAGTAGCCTCTAGGAGGTTCGATTCCATTGGTAGCGTTCGACACAACGGAACTACTCTCCGAAGGCATCTGTGCGGACAACGTGCTGTGCCTAAGTCCGTGTTCCCTAATCTGTACTCGTAAAGCCTCCCAATCATGATTTAGCTTGTTCTCCACAATAGTGTCGACATCTGTCTTATATGTGTCAATAGGAAGAATGCCGTCGCTGTATTTAGTGCGGTTAAAGTACTCACAAGCACCTCTCTCCTGCGCTAATTTGTTGCTGGCTTTAAGCAAGTAATACTGGAATGACTCAGTAAGATCGTGTACAAGTTTCCACGCTTCTTTGTCTGCATAGTTTGCTTTGTTCTTTGCAAGATAATGTGCAAGGCCAATGTATCCTACACCTAATGAGCGTCTTGCTTTAGTGCTAATCTCAGCTGCCTTAATTGGATAGCGTTGATAGTCAATAATCTCTTCTAATGCTCTTACTGCTAGTTCGCATAGTTCTTCTAAGTCATCTAATGATTTAATTGTACCTACGTTGACAGCACTAAGAATACATAATGCAATTTCACCATCTTCGTCATCAATGTGCTGTAGTGGCTTTGTCGGTAGTGTAATCTCTTGGCACAGGTTACTCATGTAAACTTTGTCTTTGAATGAGCTATGCGTATTTGCATGGTCAACATTCATAATGTAGATACGTCCTGTTTCTGCACGTTCTTTGATCAACGCAGAAAACAACTCCATAGCAGGAATAGAACGTTTCTTAATGCTGTATGCACGTTCGTACTTTTCGTATAGCTCTTGGAATACTGCTGGATCACCAAAGTATGCTTCGTATAATCCTGGTACATCGTGTGGCGAGAAAAGAGTTATATCGCCGCCGGACAACAACCTTTCATACATAGTTTTGTTAAGCTGAATTGAATAATCTAATTTACGTACACGATTGTCCTCTGTGCCTTTGTTGTTCTTTAGCACAAGGATGTCTTCAATCTCTTGATGCCAAAAAGGAAAGTGTGTAGTAGCACTACCGCCACGCACACCATTTTGTGTACAACAACGCACTGTGCTTTCAAACTTCTTTAGGAACGGGACAATACCTGTGTGTGCTACTTCTCCGCCTCTGATGCGTGAGTTGACTCCTCGGATTCGTCCTGCGTTGATTCCGATTCCTGCTCTTTGCGCTGTATAGCGTCCAATAGACATATCGCTGGCAAAGATGCTATCAAGGGTATCGTCAGAGTCAACAAGAACGCAACTTGCAAACTGGCGGACAGGGGTCCTGACTCCAGCCATGACTGGCGTTGGGATATTGACTTTAAATAATGAGGTCGCATCGTAGTATCTCCTTACGTAGTGCATACGTGTTTCTGCTGGATAGTTAGCAAAAAGTGTTGCTGCAATCATCATATACATATGTTGCGGAGTTTCAAACAATTCACCTGTTGAACGATCCTGTACTAGGTACTTATCAACTACTTGACGTAAGCCTGCATAGGTAAAGTTTTCGTCACGCTTGTGATGTATGTAACGATCTAACGTTGCAATCTCTTCTTCAGTGTAACTTTGTAATATAGTAGGATCATATAGTCCACGTTCGATGTTCTTGTTGATCATATCAATTAAAGGAACAGAATCGTATTGACCAAAAACTTGCTTATATAAACCATAACTTAGTAATCTTGCTGCCGCATACTGGTAGTTAGGAGCATCCAATGAAATAAGATCGTTTGCACTTCGAACTAATACTTCTTGTATTTCGTGTGTGGCCATACCATCATAAAATTGTATGTTTGCATTCATTTCAATTTGACTGCTACTTACACCAGCAAGCCCTTTACAGGCTTCTTCTACTACAAAGTGTATTTTATCAATATTTAAGTGTTCTTTTGTACCATCACGCTTGACGATAGTTGTTCCATTGGACATTTTTATTCCTTCTATTTTAATTTAATATTTATTGTAGTGGTTGCATTGAGTACTCAAGTTCCGAAGCAAGACTTTTTGGTAGTGTATCTTTTGCAACATGGGTATCTCCGTGAAATCCGATCACTCTATCGCCCACGTATAAAAGATAATATGTAGTGGATGTTTTCGGATCTTGTGTAATATGTATCTCATAATTGACCTGGGATAAAACATCAGTTAACTGCAAGGTGTAACAAATTGCAAGAATCTTTACGAAGGCACAATAATTATTTTCCTCTAAAAGTTCCCAGGGGTTTGGCCAAGAGTCTTGTGTCCAAGCATCCGCAGCAATTGAATTCAGCGGCGCTGTTTTGTAAAACTCTATTGTGTCTTGTATCGGATCGAGGCTGGTTTCTAATTGACTACGAAAGTCATGCCAGAGTTGCAGCCTCTCCTCATATTTTTTATCGAACATTTATACCTTAGTTTTTACAGTATAGTAAAAGTTAGCGTCATCATTACTAGTAGAGTTTAACACATTAATGGCCAATGTGTCAAGCTCTGAATTGCCATCTTCGTCTAATAATTCTGCCTGAAGTTTTAGATATTCTTCAAATTGGCTGTCGCCTATGAAATCGTACTCGTCAACCATGTTTACTCTGTTGGTAGTTGGGTTGATAGTAACAAATAGTTTCCCTTGGCGTACTGCATCTACTTGATTACTTACATACAAGTAATCAACTTCATAGGATTTTTTGTCGTTACCCGGAAGTCTAAATAGTTTTTCGTAAGCACCGTAAGTTGTTACATAAAGTTTGTTTGCGTATCCTTGCTCAAATATTGCATGTCCTTCTAGTTCCGGAACATACGGAGCAATGTTTATGTAGCTTTGATCATAACCTAAAGCTGCTGTTCTTTTGAATATGTCATTGTTAGAATGGTTACCATCTGATTGGTAACGTAATATACTATATGTTGCATTGGCATCTGTGCCTGCATCATTACCTACGTTGCCATATTGGTTTGACTCACTTAGATTGTTTGTGCCTTTAGTAATCCAAATACCGTGTCTATCGATGTCATCAAATTCACACATTGTAAACACGTTATCACTTGGTCCAATTTCTTGTCCTGGTACTGCTACTGCTTGAGAACCAAACTCAACTCCGTGTCCGAGTGTCTGGAAAGAACAATTTGTAAACTTATTATGTTTAATATTATACTTACAACGTACACCAAAGCCAAAGCCGTATAGTGTTATATCATTAAATGTATTGAAGTTACTGCTTACTACAGTATTCTTAGACTTAATTTCAATACCAATATCAGTATCAACATATGTACTATCGCCAGATGCTCTTGTTCCGTTTAACATAATATCACTAAACACACTGTTCTTACAACTACTTAAAGTTAATGCAGGATTGTCTGTTTGCATGTCAATACTAAAGCCTGACAAGTGAATGTGTTGCGGCTGTGTTAATGTAGTTGTAGCGTTGTCTGCGGCTTCACTATCACTAGGTATAATGTAGTCGCCACTTATGCTATCTGATCTTACAGTTACAAATGCTGTATGATCGCCATACTTAACAAAGCGTGTCTTTTCTTTACCTGCACCTTGAATTGTTACGTAAGGAGGCAAATAAATTGTATTGCTTATTTTGTATGTACCTGGCTCAAAATGTAGAATAGTTCTACTTCTTGTTTGTCCTTTGTAGTTGGCAGTGTTTAAGAATAACTCATCAATTGCACGTTGTATGTTGGCAGTAACGTCAATTGCTTGATCACCCATTGCTCCAAAAGAACGTATAGATACTCTGTCGTCTAGTCTTTCACCTAGTGAACGCATAACAGGAGCGTTTACATCAGCGGCTGTTTGTACTATACCTTGCTTATAAACATAATCATCTGCTAGGTTAAAGATGTCTTCTTTATCTGTTAATAACCTAGTGTTGCCTACATAAGGCGCACCTTCGCTAACTGCTCCGTTACCGATATATAATTTTTGTGTGTCTACTGCCCATCCAAGCTCACCTGATGCAAGCTGTGGAAGTCCTGTTCCTGCTTGTTCTCTGCCTCGACGTATCTGTATTCTTGAAATTGAAACTACTGCCACGAGTATCTCCTACGCTGTTATTGTAGTATTTAGCCATTCTTCTCGTAGTACTGGCGACACCTATTCCACCACTCTTGTTCCCACTCTGCAAACTCGTCTGGCCATAGATCAAACTGCTGATACTCTAGCGCACGACTACACATAAAGATATGTCCTTCACGTATGTCTGTGCCATGCACTTCGTTGTGACCTAATGCATATGCTGTAAGTTGTAAATAGTAGTCTTCAACCCACTCAGGCTTCTTGGGCTTGTTAGTTTGTTTGAAATCCATAATACAAGGATTGCCTTTGTATTGTCCTACTAAGTCAGTTGTGCCTGCAAAGATGCCAGGAACATAAAGCGGAACTTCACTGCCCCAGATTTCATCTACATCACCCATTGCTTCGTCACGTATAACACACGCCATCTTGTAGGCTTGCTGTGCGTATGGATTGCTACCTGCTGACTCTGTCCAAACTCCGTTGTCAACATAGTCTTCAAGGTACTTGTGCATACGTGTACCTACGCCACTTGCTTCAGTTACAATCTCTTGTGCTTTCTTTTCGCCTACACGTTTCTTCCAAGCAATAAGATGGCTCATGTCTTTGGTGCCGCTGAGGATTGTTGTTACGCTTGCTACAGGAGGGCCACCCGGTGCTGCATATCTACGCTTGCCGCCAACTTCAACACGCTTGAGTTTTTCATACTTGTATTTTTCAATAATCAAACTCATACGTCTGTCTCCGTATCAAATCCAGGACGTTCAGTAAAGTAAGGCTGCTGTGAAAACGGATCTGAAAAGAAAGGATCTACTGTACTAAACGGATCGTCAAAGCCTTCTACTTGTGTTACTTCAGGTACCATTTGTGTTAGCATTTGCTCTGCGCCGTGTTTCAGTGTCATTGTACTACCTGCACATCCTGAACATGCTCCGCTCATTTCGAGCATTACTATACCATTATCAAAGCTGCTAAAGTTAACTTCTCCGCCATGCTGCGCTACCGCAGGAGTAATGTAATCATCTAATACTTGTTTAATGTTTGTTACTATTTCATCTTGAGTTCGTGTAGTCATAAGGTCTCCTAAGTGTTATTACTATAATAACATCTTAAAGTTTATTTGTCAAGTTTTATAGACTGGCACCAACATCTGTAGCGTTCTTAGCCATTTGTCCTACTGGATCGCCTGGTGCGCCGGGGTTGCCTGGAAGTCCAGCTACGTCATCTGTTTCGCTAGATTTCAGTTCAATTGTTTGCTGATCAAAGTTCTTAACTAATGCTTGTAGTTTTGGATCAGCATCGTATGCTACTTTGAAAACCTCATAGGTAAACTCTCCTTTGCCAATATTTGACATCAGCTTATCAAGTTTGTCAATTGATAGTTTAAATTTTTCTTGTGACTTTAGATGCGATAGTACTTGAAAGATGCCGGAAGAGTCGACACCTTCACTTACTTTTTTTTTGAATGGTCTACTGACTCACGCTTTTCACGGCCTGCTTCTTCTTCTCCGCCTGCTGCTGCTGCATCAGCGCCTAGTCCATCATCGTCACTATCTAAATCAGCACTAGTTACTGGATCCATGTCATCCATGTCACCCATGTCACCATCAACGGTTGGTTCCATTGCTGGATCTTCTGCGCCCATAGTGTCAACTGGTTCACCTTCGCCTGTTAGCATACCAACACCTTGAGTAAGAGTCTCACGTGTTGTTTCCATTACACCATACATTGCTTCTAGTGACGGCTTTAATAATGCAGTAAATGCTTCACTCTGCTCACTACCCATTTCATCACGGATAGCATCTGCTAGTTCTAACATTGACTCTGTTTGCATTTCAGCTGTGTCTTCCATCCAACCTGTAACTCTGTCAACCATATCTTTAGCTGCCATTACAAGTTCTGCTGAGTCTTCAGCGCCTTCTGACATTGTAATTGCTTCGTCAATTGATGCAATAATATCATCTGGACGTTCAACAATTTCTGCGTTTATTACGTCTAAGAACATTT